TCCTTCACATTCCAGATCATCATCTTCCTGTGCGCCACCCTGCAGCTGATCTCGTTGCCACAAACGCTCGGATTCATGTTTAAGGCGATCCATTGCCCATGGTGGATCGATCCGGGCTTCGTTGTAGGCGACTATTTCGTCCCAAGCTTGGGTTCTGGTTATGTATCCCTCGCGACAACGGCGGATCCAATAGCCGATCACCCGTGACAGCGCATCGAAGCGGGTGGCACCATCTACGCCGCCTTCCCGGACCCGCTGACCGAACAACTCGGTGACCGAGCCCTTGGCGGTTCCAGCATCGTTGAAATCCAGCCACGGCGCGCTTTGCAAGTTTGGAAGCGAAGCTGCCGAGGCACTTTCACCTTCGAGTGGTGGCATGGCCATGACCGCCTCGGCTAACTCGCCGAGATCGTATTCGGCGCTGTTCGATGCGATAATCTCGACCAGTCTTCTTTCTTTTTTGGCATGGATCGAACCGGCGACGCGAATCGGCTGATGGGCTGAGCGGAAAGAAGTATCACCACCGGCCTTGATGGCAATGATGTGTCGCAATCTGCAAACTGTAGCGATGTCGCCGCCCTCAGCAGGTTCGCTCAGCTGCCAATAGAGATGCAGTTTGCTCTGCCCTTCGGCGGTGATTCCCCCGGAGGCGACTTCGAGGGTGGCTGGACCGAGGTGGTGGATCAGATGGTCACGCTTGCGGTTGATGTCACCGTGATCGAGATCGACCAGAACCACCTGGGTCTGTGCTACGTTCTCGGCCTTGGCCTTTCCCGGGGCGGCAACCGTGCCCGGCACGACGTAGAGGGCCATGTCGCCGTTGGCCGCCCACGCTGCCTGGCGGGACAGTTTGGCCGCCAGATCGGCGTCTGCCTCGATAAACGGCAAGTGCGAAGGCTGGGATCCCGCCGCCCCTTTTTCTGGCAATGCTCGAACCGGAACCCAGCCGTCGCAATAACCGAACACTACCTCAATGTAGGTCGCAATCATGGCCGGGTTGGGTTCCATGTCCGCCGCCATCGGCACGGGATTTTGCACGGTCATGCCCAGCACCTTATTTTCCATGGACAGAACCGGCATTCGAAAAGCTGGGGATCTGAGGTCATGCGGGGCAACAGTTCGCCCGCATCGGTGGCCCGCAGGATACGAACCGCGCGGTCGCTGGCCCGTTGCGCAAGATCACAGTCGAAAGGCACCAGTTCGTGATGCAATTCTGCCGTGTCCTTGTTTATGGCGGTAAACAGGGCCGGATTTGCCGAGATGCCCGGCACAGTGCCTTCCATATAGGCCTGATAGAGGGCGATCTGGGAGGCGTAGACCGGCTTGGAGACGGCGACACCCTTGGCTACGGTCTCGCGCCAGTTCTTGGCGTTCATGGTTTTGCATTCCCACAAGGCGGGAACGAATAGGCCAAGTTCCGAAGGCGCGGCGGCGATGATGCCGTCGACATGACCGCGAATGCGGCCCCCGGCGGACGAGAAACCGAACTGCTCACCTTCTGGGCGATTGCCTTTGCGAGTGTAAAGATCAATCCCGGCTCCGCGTAGCCAACGGATGGCCAGATCCTCCAAGGCATGGCCGATGGCGAAGATGCGCAAGGTCTGGCCATTGAAGTCGGCACCGTCGTCCTTGGGCGCGCTGGAAAATTCAAATTGAAGAGCACGCTCGCAAGCATGGCCCAGACGGGACGCGCCGAGATAGGTCCGGGACGGCACCCCTGCCAGTTGAGTGGTCAGGCCAGTGTCGATGGCCGCATTGACCATTTCCGTGAAATTCGGACGATGATTAAAATCCAGCATCAGAATGGGATCCCTGTGTCGTTGGTCTTGGCCATATCGCGCATGGCGTCCTGGAAGCCGCCGATTGCGGCTTCGATCAAGGTCAACGCCTGGGCTTCCGTAAGATCGATCAGGCGGGTTTCCCAGCCGATCTCCTCCATGATCTCGGACACCACCTTCATGGCGACGCGGATGGCTGCCTGCTCTTGTTCGGTCAGGTCAACCATGACTGGCTGCTCCCGCGCCAAGCGTGCCCAGAAGCCTTGGCAGCTCATGGAGCAGAACCAGACAGATGGCCGGAGCCGTCCTTGGCGCGAAGCCACTTTCGATGATTTTGGCGGCGAAGCCGCCGGACGGAGCGGATCGAACCAACCAAAACCACGAGTTGGCCGCCGACAGACGGCACAGAGTGTTCCACGCGGATGCCACATGCGGAGACGAAAAATGGAGGACATGAGCGATTTCCATTATGCGGCCCTCTTTGCCGCGTTCTCGTTGGCTCCAAGCACCAGGGAGCGGATTGCTTGGCGATTGAACCTAAAGGCCAGCAGGGCGGATGCCTGATAGCGGGTCAACCCGAGATCCTGTCGGTACTCTGTCGGCAAGATGGCAAGTTGCTTGTCGGAAGGCGGCTGGCTTAACCAGCGCTTACTTTTGTGGGCGCTTTCGTCCGTCTCGTTCTGGTTCAGCCAATCGTCGGCGGCGGCTAGGCAGACGGTACGCTCCCCGATGGCCAATAGATGCGGGTTGTGGCGATTAAGGCCGCCAACGCTGTACCAGCGGCCATTAAGAAAGAAAATACCGCTCCAGGCGTTGAACCCGCTGGCCACCAGGGCGGCGTCATCTCCGAACAAATCGCACCAGCGGAAACTTGAGCGCTTTAAAAGATCGATCTCGGTCATGACGAAATCGCCCATGGGCGTCCCCGGGTCGGCAGCAGGGCGTTCCCAGACATGGCCGCAGAGTGGGCATTCGGTGACACCCAGCGGTACGACCGCGCCACATTCGGGACATTCCTTGGTGGGAGCTTCTCCGGTGCCCTCGCTACCGTTCAGATCGATGTCCTGTTCCAGCGAGCCGTGCATGATGCTCGACGTGCCGAAGTCCAAGACGATGCAGTCGGTCTTGATGATTCCTGGATGCTCCTCCGGATTGACGGTGCGCAACCCCCGGCCAACCATCTGGATCATGGTGCTCTTGAACGAACTGGGCCGCAGCAGCACCACGCAGCTGGTGGGCGGGTGATCCCAGCCTTCGGTCAACACCGCGACATTGACCACCACTTGGGCCTTGCCGATAGCATAGTCGGCCAGGGCGGCCTTGCGCTCGCCGTCGGGCATTTCACCGGTGACCATGATGGCCAGGATCCCAGCGCTTTTGAAGGCTGCGGTGACGCTAAGGGCGTGCTCAACCGTGGAGCAGAAAACCACGGTCTGCCGGTCGCCAGCTTTGGCCTGCCAGTGGCGAATGACCGCCTCGTTGACCGGCACGGTGTTCATCACCCGCGAGACTTCTGTCATGTCAAAGTCGTCGCCAGCGCGCTTGACCTTGGCAAGGTCCTCATGAACCCCGACATCGATGATAAATGTCCGAGGCGGCACTAGATGTCCCGAGGCAACCAATTCGCCTATTTTGATTTGGTCGGCGACGTTGGAGAATACATGCCGCAGCCCCTTGCGGTCGCCGCGATTGGGCGTCGCCGTGACCCCATAGATGCGGCACATGGGGTTGCGATGAAGCGCACGGTCGATGATCCGCCGGTAGCTTTCGGCAGCGGCGTGGTGCGCCTCGTCGATCACCAGCAGATCGAGAACCGGCATGGCATCGAGATTGGATTGCCGTGCCAGAGTCTGCACCATGGCGAAGGTGACTTGTCCCTGCCAGGATTTTTCCCCTGCATCGACCACCGAGGTGGTGATTGCCGGATTGACCCTGTGGAATTTGCTTCTGTTCTGTTCCGTCAGTTCATCCCTATGGGCGAGCACGCAGGCTTTGGCCTGGGTGCCGCCAATCACCACGCTGGTGGTGGCCGATAGCATGATCGTCTTGCCGGCCCCGGTGGGAGCAACACCCAGGGTGTTTTGGTGTTCGTCCAGCGCGCGGGTGCTACGCTCGACGAACAGTTTCTGGCGGGGGCGCAGTAGCATGGCCGTTCCCCCTACTGGGCCCAGGACGGACGATTACCGGGATTGGCGGGCGTCGAACTGGCGGATTGCCCGATGGGCTTGGGTGCCGAGCTGACGATCCCCATCAGACCGGCATATTCCTTGTGATCGGGTGTGATGGCCGCGCGGATCTCGTTCTTGTCGTCGCCGTTGGTGTCCTTGCCGACGTCGATCCGAGCCAGAAACTCCAGGCCGTCCAGATCGCCAATGCCGTTGATGCGCCGCGCCGCCTGGGCCTGGGGCGAGGAATCCTTGTCGGACAGCCCGCGGGCGGAGTTCAGCATGGCGCGCACCAGGGCGCGGCCCATGTTGCTCCATTCTGGTCCCTTCGGGCTGTACAGGCCGATTAGGGTGAAGATCTTGCGCCGAGCATAGGGGCCTTCCAGCACCGTAAATTCACCGCTGATATAGATTGAGCCGGTGGTGCTGTGGGTAGCGTAGCCGCCGGTCCAGCCCTGGGTCGGGTCGTCGTAGCCGCCGGGGCGGATGGACAGCCGGACCTTGGCTATGGTGCCCTTGGGTATTATGTTGACGACCGGTTTGGCATCGTTGAAGTCGTTCCAGGAATTAGCCATGAAAGTGCGCTCCTCTTGTCAGGATTGGG